AGAATATTCATCTTTCTTTTTTACTTTCTGTTTACCTGATTGTACTGACAGAGCAGTAGTAGGTCCAGCTACTTCTAAGTCTTCAGCCCAAGCGTATACCACTATACTAATTGTATCAGTAGTTAATCCATTAGCATTACGTAGAACAGTCAAACTATTAAAATCTATAACTCCCATGGCATCTAAATCTGATGCTGACGTAGCATCTAACCAATTCTTATAATACAAAAATGGTAATACCATTTCACCTCCTTGAGAATTTTGGGGATATAAATAGATATGTGGTCGTTGAGACAATAGAACATTTTCTAATCTATCTGATGTTGATGGCACTATAAGACCTGGTGTATAATCAGTTAGTGGTTGATATGCTACTAAACAAGATCCATAATAAAAAGGAGATGCGTTAATGACAAATTTAAGATGCAAATTACATCTTACCATATAATAATTATCTAATTTCTTCTTAATTGAAGCATGATTGAAAAAGTCATGCCACGGTCTAAATGTACTAGTGGCTGCAGACAAATGAGTGCCTATTTGCCAAGTGTCAGAATAAACTTGAACCGGACGCTGAAGAAAATCTCCTAAATCCACATTTTGTGAACAATCCACTTTGGTATATGCCATAGGATGTGGTATGGAACTTACTACATCATTCTCACCATCTGTAAAAGATACATTTTGTTGAACTGAATCTTCTGGAGTATCAGTTGGTGTTGTATCAATTCCAGTTTCTAAACCAGATTGAACATAAATATCAACTTCATCACTACAACAGTGAGAGTCACATATAATTTTAATTGCTTTTTGAGGCATAGCAATAACAGCCTGTAAAATTGTTAAAAAACTAATAATGTCATGGTCTAACTGTCCTATACCTTTACCACAAAATTGTGGACTTACAGTCATAAGTCCCATTATCTGTGCTCGCACTACGTTTTTATGTGCGAACGTACTATTACACAGACTTTTCCGTATAGACACAAGAGCTTCTCTTGTGAGTTTGGTATTTTTATATAATGATGTGATGCAAGACGATAGCATCACTTCGTTTCAAGAGTTTAAAAATAAATAAAAACTTCTCACACTAGGTGTTTCGATCAAACCTGATTGCACACCAAAATTGGCTTCGAATGAAGCACATTTACTTGAACTCTTCTTAAATCTAAGACAGAGATCATCATATGTTGGGAATGTATCAAAATTGACATATTCGTCCCAACCTAATTTATTAACTAAATCCACTATCATGATGCGTTTATCTTCAAATACATCTTTACCATAAAAGAAATATTCATTAAGAGCAGTAATTAATACTGCAACACCTTGATATTCCTCAGTAACAGCCTTAGACCTAACCCAAGTCATAAGCATTTTTTCTATGGAATCATGATCTAGTGGACCCATACGACCCTTCATATCTGTATCGTATCTCCATGTTCTCTTTAAAAAAGAAGCATC